CATATCTATGATATGATAGATATACTACAACATCAGCAAAACTTACAGGATTAGTATAGTGGGGCAGCAAAGTCGGGTAGGGGTATTTGACTTGCGTAAGTCCCCATATTATAATATAAATAATGATACCCCTACTAAAAGAATAATGTATTATACTTACGCATATTTGCGTGAAGATGGAACTCCTTACTATATTGGAAAAGGTAAAGGTAAAAGAGTTTATAGCAATAACGGAAAACCCTGTGTAGTTCCAAAAAATAAGAATCAAATAATATTTTTAAAACAAAATTTAACAGAAGAAGAGGCATATATTCACGAAATTTATATGATTAGTATACTTGGTAGAATTGATATAGGAACAGGTATTCTTCGTAATAAATCTAATGGCGGAGAAGGAAAAAGTGGTTATATTCATACGCAAGAAACAAAAAATAAAATAAGTCAAGCAGTAAAGGGTAAAAATCACCCTCTATATGGATGTTCTCCATCGTCAGAAACAAGAAGAAAAATGAGTGACTCTCTTAAAGGTAGAATAATAACTGACGAATGTAGAGCAAAAATGAGTGAATCCCATAAAGGTAGACCACCAACTTATGGATTTAAAGGAAAAACTCATACAGAAGAAACACTACAAAATATGAGGAATAGAAAATGGTGGAATAATGGACAAATCAATAAAACTTCTGTAGAATGTCCTGGTGTCGGTTGGGTTCGTGGTATGCTTAAAGAGAGTAAAGGGAGGTGATTGAAATTGGGAATGTTTGATTGGGTTCGCAGTAGTTATGACTTAGGCCCTCAATTTACGAATACAATTTTACAAACAAAAGACATAGAAGAAGGTTATAGTGGCACTATGACACACTTTTGGATTGACCCGAAAGGTGTTTTGTGGTGCCCTGATTATACCGGCACAAATACCTTTGAGATTATTGAAGAAGATGACCCACGATATAACCCTAAACATCTATTCTTGAACTATGAGTGGATACCTACAGGACAACGCGGAAGGTATCAAGTTCATCCAATCACAAAATATATTGAAGTATACCCAGAAAGATGGAAAGGTGAATGGGAAGATTGGCCCCGATTGAAACTACATTTTAAGAAAGGTGTTCTTCAAGATTATGAGGATGTGACTGGACGATGATTGATACCTCTTTGTTTCCTTATGAAAAGTTCCCTGTGCGATTGCAGTTTGGTGAAAAGAAAGAGATTTCAGTTTGTTGGTTTGAGTGTGATGAGCACTTGCAAAAATACCTGAATAGGTATAAACTGGACAAGAGAACTATTAAGATTGATTATCGTGATGGAGAACCCACTAAGCCTAGTAAAGCAAACAAGAACAGTGTGGAATCGGGAACTAGAAAGACCAGTAGTAGAAGTTCAAGTGGAAGTAAACGGAGCACCAAAAAGTTGGATTCCCCTGGAACTGTTAGTCGCACTCGCAAACCTAAATCAAAATGAACGAAGCAACGAAACTGTTGTTAGCACTACAACAGATTGATAATCTTACCAGTTTGTTAGAAGGTAACGAGTATCAAACATTTTTATATTCACATCTAAACTCATTAAACGTAGAACTCAAGAGGCAATTAAGTCATTATGGAAAAACAACTGATTGATGATGCCTTCTATGTTGAGGAAAAAAGTTGGGGAACTTGGCAATCTCATCATCCTGATGGAAAAGGTATCATCACCGCTCTTACAGAAGAGGAATGTATTAGAGCAACACGTTGGTATTTGAAAGCAAAACAAGAAGGTGAGTTTGACAAATCACCCGAAAAAACATATGATAGCACTATTGGAGGAAAACTATGACAACACGTACATTTGTAGACAAAAATGGTAATAGTTGGTTTTGGGAAGAAACTCCTGAGGTTCTAGAAGTTCTTAAGAACTTTCACGCAGGAAACTATGAAGGTCCATTGTATGCTCCTCATCCTGATTTGAATAATGAAACTCCGTCTAACACCTAAGCAACAATTGTGGGCAGATGTATTTTGTTGTGCTGTAGAAAGGTCAAATCTCTATTTTGCAGATAAAGACCTTGACCGACACGCAAGGGAGCATACTACAGTTGTTTTAGCACTACAGAAAGGCGATGAGTTCTGGAGAGAAATACTGTGAAATATCACGTTTATGATGAAACAACTCCTTGGTATGATTTTCTTCAGTATTGTGAAATATGTTATCAGTTAAATGTACCAGGACAACCAAATCTCACTAGATTTATGAGATATAGGCAATATTTGAAAGAAGTTGGAGTTTTGTGATGTTTAAGTTTATCAAGTGGTTTATTTCACCCTCAAAACGACCTATTGTATGTGAAGATGTTGATGTTTATGAAAAATTGATTGAGTTGCAAAAAAGAATTGAAAAACTTGAAGAAGAAAATGTAGAGACAACAAACTGCATTTATGAGTTAGGAAACTCTGTTAATGCAGTAGATGCACGAATTGATATTATTCTAAATACTCCAAACATTACTGAATTTTAATAAACTATTATGACTTATTCTATTACTCTCCGTTCTGCTGATGGCACTGAAGAAGTAATCCAATGCGAAGAAGACCAATATATTCTTGATGCTGCTGAATATGCGGGTATTGACCTTCCTTCTAGTTGTCGTGCTGGTGCTTGCAGTGCTTGTGCTGGTAAAGTGATTGAGGGTGAGGTTGATAATGAGGATCAAACTTTCCTTGATGATGACCAAATGGAACAAGGATTTTCTCTGTTATGTGTAGCATATCCTAAGAGTGATTGTGTGATTCTCACTGAGCAAGAAGAGAACCTCTGATGTATGAAGATTTAAACAACTTTGAAAAAGCACTATCACATTTTGGTACTAGAGTTGATATAATCTGTTCTTTGGAACTTGGAGGAAAGATTGATGCTGAGACAGCTTATCAGAACATTAAAGACGAACTTAAAGACCTCAAAAAAGCACGAAAGCGACAGAGAAAAGACGAGGAGGTGTGATAAGTGTGGTGAAGAGAAACCTCTTGACGAAAACCACTATCAGGTGGTAAAGTATTTTCGTCAGGGGTTCTCTTACTACTGCAACGACTGTAACAAACCAAAACCCAAAGATTGATTATGGACTTTGATTACAAAAAGTATTCGCTTGATAAGTTGAATGAATGGATGCACGATGCACTCTCCTGCAGTGAAGCAACACCGCAGGAGATTTATGATGTGATTAAAGATGTGGTGAGTGAGAACTATTACACTTACAAGATTGAAACTGAAAAGTGTTATGAACTTCTTTGCCTACTGAATGGTAACGGTATCGGTCATATTCAAGCATATGATGATTATGTTACTGACCCCAAAGGTAATCAAGTGAAAGTTTGCAGTAAAGATGACCCATCACCTGAATGTCAAGGTGCTTGGAATGATTTTTGGGAAGAGAACTATTACCCAGAAGAATATAAAGAGGATAAAGTAGTTAAGTGGCAACTTCCTGTTGAAGTTGATGGATTAACTGGGGATTGTTTTGTTAACTTTCCTGATGATTTGTTGGAAGCAGCAAATCTTAAAGAAGGAGATATGGTAGAGTGGGTAGATAATAATGATGGTAGTTTTACACTGAGGAAAGTTAATGGCACTAAGTAAACAAACACTAGAACACCTATTAGAGGCTGAAAGTCATCTGAGAGCAGCAATTAAATCTGCTGCCACAAATGAGAAACCACTTGTAGTTAAACAACTCTCACAACTTCTTCTTGATATTGAACAATGTAAGAAGTTTGAAGAGATTATGGATATGCTTGAAGACCGTAAACCTGGAAGCAAAGGTAACTTTGGTTCTTTCTTTGATAATAATTAAGTTTTGTAACGACACTCTAAAGACATCATTAAGGAATCGCACTTATCTCTTAAATAATGTTAGGATTTAAAGATATATGGGAGCAAAATGATGACTTATTCCAAGAAGAATACCAGTGAACTCACACAAACTGAATGGGATGAAATGGTTGCTCTTAAGAAAGCTATAAACTATGATATTACTCAAGTTCATCCAGAGAAGATGGAACAATTCACTGAGTATCTTGTTCGTAGTTTGAAGGAGAAGGGTGGTTGATAAATAATGATGCTTATTCGTGGTTGTTTAAGCAGAAAGGGGTCTTTGTGACCCCTTTCTTATATAAATAGACATAACCACGGATAAAGCAGATGGAATACTATACTTACGCTTATTTGCGTGAAGATGGCTCACCTTATTATATTGGTAAGGGGAAAGGTGATAGGGCATATAGAAAAAAAAGGAAGAATGGAAAACCTCCAATAGATAAATCTAGAATATTAATTTTAAAGCAAAATTTAACTGAAGAAGAAGCATTTAAGCACGAAATCTATATGATTGCAGTCTTTGGTAGAAAAGACTTGCGGACAGGTATTCTTCATAATAGAACTAATGGTGGTGATGGAACAAGCGGACATAAAATGAGTGAGATTGGTAGGCATAAATTAAGTAACCTAAAAAAAGGTGTAAAATTACCAGAAAGTCATATAAAAAATATTGCAAAATCAGTTAAAAAAAGATGGGAAGACCCAGAATATAAAGAAAAAATGTCACTTTTACAGAAAGGTAAAAAGAAAAGTGAGGAACATAAGAAAAAAATTGGAGAAGCAAATAGAGGAAAATCTGTTAATAAAGGGTTGTTTTCTAAAATATGGGAAATAACTTATGAAAATGGAAATGTTGAAATTGTTTATGATGGTCTTCCACTTTGGTGTGAAAAAAATGGTTATTTCTGGAGTAAAATAAGAGATTTATCAAGAGGAAGGGCAAAGAGGTCAAGTGGTCTTGTGTCAGTTAGGGAAGTGTCACATGGAAAGTGGCAAAGACGCTTGGATGCCCTATAATACAGTTGTTGATTTGAGGAACCTCCCATAGCGACTCGTGGAAGAATTGGAATTGAATTGAAAGATGGTTCGATATTGAGCATCTATTCACACTACGATAATTATCCCGAATACAACGGTAGGATTCTTCGCACTCACTACAATACCCGTGAAAAAGTTGCGGAACTTGTAGATGGGGGGGATGTGAGTTGCCTTTGGACTGATGATCGCTGGGATAATAGTGGGGATGGTTCTTATGGACCTAACTATTACTCCTATCGTGGTGATAATTGCCCTCCTCGCCTTGATGCAAACAAGTACGATTACCTTGCTGAAGGTGAAGAGTACGCTTATCTCTACACTCTGAAAGGTGAGTGGGTGTGCTATAATCGTAATGAGTTTGGTAGTAAAATGCCTGAAATTTGTGAAATCCCCTCTGGAGCACTTGCTGTTTAATTATGAAACCTAAGTATCTTGCTGCTGGACTGATTGCTTTCTCTGCTGTGATTGGATGGAATGTATTCCTAGTGCAGCGTGATGATGCAATGTATAAAGAATACTATCGTCGTCAAGCAATAGAGAACCTCAAACGACCACCAAGCAAAGATATTGCATATTCTCCCAAAGAACAATTTTGTCAGTCTCAAGCGCACTGGCATCCTGATTGTGATGTAGAATGAGTTTATCACTTGCAATCGCAATCTACTGTGCTATGATTGCTGTGGTCTCATCACTTCTCACTTATTATTTCAAGGTGATGAGACCTAGAGAAGAAGAACAACTTAAAGGAGGAAAAACTCTTGATTGATTATAACAAAGACCGCAAAGACCTTCAGATTGATAGGACTGCTGATGATTTCTGTATGTGGGCAGAAGAACAAGCAGCAAAGTTTGAAATCACGGTTGATTATTTCTTTGAGGAGTTTCTTCTGGATTGACAATCAAACCAAAAAACATTAAACTAAAGGAGTAACTTACACAAACAAATGAAGTATCTGTATATTGTTGATTTCTGGGTTCCTTTTCCTTCTTCGGAATATGGTGGACTAATCAATGTTATTGCTAAAGATGACATTGAATGTCACGATATTCTGAGGGATAGTGAAATCTCTTATGATTCTTCCTATGACAATAAGATTATGGAGCGTGTAGTTGCTGCTCCACGTTTTGCTCTTGCTGAAGAAGAAGAGTCCCGCGTTGTTGAATCCTTTACGACCTGATGAGTAATCCTGAAATGAATCGTCTTGCGTTTGATTTGAAACAACAATACCAAGACCGCATAGAAGATTTGCAACAAAAGATTACAGAACAGCAGAAAGAAATCCTAAAACTCCAAGAACAGATTAAACTGCTATCATACGACAAATACTACGATTGTTGATAAATACTAATGCCTGAGTTGGGTGCAATCTTCACAGGTAGAGAGGGAGCAGAAATGCTCCTTTTCTTTTATAAATACTATTGCACCCAACTAAAGAGCAGTTATGGAAAATCCTAAGAGATTTTACACTTACGCATATTTGCGTGAAGATGGAACACCTTATTATGTTGGAAAAGGAAGTAAGTATAGAGCATATTATAAAAAAAGAAATGAAGTAAAACCGCCGAAAGACAAATCTAAAATTATATTTTTAAAGAAAAATTTAAGCGAAGAAGAAGCATTTAAACACGAAATTTATATGATTAATGTGTTTGGTAGAAAAGATTTGGGAACGGGTATTTTGCGTAATAAAACTGATGGTGGCGATGGAATATTCAATTTGATAAGAACAAAAGAACATATGGATGCTCTACGCAGAGGTAGATTAAGTTATTCTTTTACTGATAAAGTTAAAAATAAAATCAGTAATACCTTAAAGGAAAAAAATATTAAACCACCATCAAGAAAAGGTATAAAACACAAAGAAGAATATTTCAATAAAAGATGTAAAAAAACATATAAAATTATAAATCCAGATGGAAAAATCTTTATCACAAATAGATTAAAGAATTTCTGTAAGATCAATAATTTGACTTGTAGTTGTATGTGTGATGTTGCTAATGGAAAATACAAACAATATAAGGGGTGGACAGTTAAAATACTGGAACAGAAACCTTGACTTTTGCTTGATTTTTTCTTATAGTGTCTTTGTTGAGTAAAACTTAGTTTGGAACTTCCACCTCTACCTTATTCTGCCCCCGATGGATATTATTATGAATGTGAAGAATTCAAGAGGAATGTTGTTCGTATTTGGTTATGCAACACTCATAAGTTTGACTACAATAATGGTGCTCCAACGAAAACAATTCATTCATTTTATAACACCAAAACCAGAGAATACTTTGCCCCAATCAATAGTAAGACCATCGGTGTTCGTGTAAATATTAAAGATACACGAAATTATACAACGATGCCGATTAAACAATCTCCATTAGATAAGTTTTTCGTATGATTTTCTCTGAAGGCACAGCAGTCATCTACAAAGAAATGTGTGGTGTGATTGATTTTGTATGTGACCACTATGTGGTTATACAACTTCCAGCACATCCTAATCGCAACTCTCCGAGATTGTTGGTATTCAGAGAATATTATAAGAATATTACAATACAAAAAGCATCAACTAAATGAAACAAAAGAAAACTGTTTGGAGGTTAATAGCAAAATCTCTTGGGGAAAAATCAGGTAAAAATGATGCAGAGGCGGATAGGATTGCTCTTATCCGTCTTTTGATGTTTCTTTCTATTTTTATTACAAACGCATTTATTATCTTTAATGCTGTAAGAACTCATATCGTACCAGCAGAACCTAAACCAGTGAAGTGTATCATTCTAAATACATAAAATACGCTAGACAAATGAGAACTTTTAGAGAGTTTATTCATATTTGCGAAGGAAAGAAAGCACCTCCTGGTGCAGTAAAGGGAACATATAAAGAGAAAGATGGTGTGAAAACTTATACTCTTGCTCCTTATGAAGGTCCATCGGGACCATTGGGAAGTGAGAAGAAAGTGATGAAAACTCTTGATAAGCAAGGTGGAATTGGTGGTGGTGCGATTAAGAAAGCAAAGAAGAAAGCGAAGAAAATTGAGAAGATTGAAGAGCAAGATCCACATATGACTCCAACAACTTTCAATGTTGTAAAAGCAAGAGAGCAGGCAAAGGGTGGGATTCAACATAGAAAACACGTTCACGGAGAACTTGCAAGAGAAGCAGGGGCACAACAAGCAGCAAAACAAGCAAGAATTAAAGCTATTATGAGTCGCTAATAAAATAGCTCACCTCCAAAGTGTCCTAATAATGTAAGCAACCATTCTTAGATGGATCCTTTCAACGACAACTATCAAATTGAAGAGGAAGGTTACTTCAACTTTGTTGATGAAGATGACATCTTTATTGATGAAGAGTTTGATGACCAATCCTTCAACGAATACCTCAACTCTACGCAAGATTTCTGATTATGACGCCCGAAACTTATACTTTCAGTGGTGATGCTGTTACCTTCCTTGGTTTGGTTGGTGTTGCTTCAACGCTTCTTATTGTTGTTACTTCTTTCCGTAGGTTCTTCAATAGTCCTTACAATGTTCGTGTGACACCTAAACAAGTGACCACCGAACCTACCACTGAAACCGAAACTCCTGTATCCTGAACAAATGACTGAAACTGTGAACGTGCTGCCTCATCTGAACGAACTCAAAGAGATTTGGCGCAAGCAAGATTTCACCTTTACTAAACAACAACAGGAGGAATACGACCTTTTGCTTGCTGCACGTCGTGAACGTGTGAAATACTTTTACGATAATGATATGGTGTGTAAGATTAGTAAATCTGCTCAAGATAAACTTCGTGATGCTGAAGATAACTAAATACTAGAAAAGTGTTTAGATGACGATGAAGACCTTTCAGGAGTTTATGTCTATTTGCGAAGCGTCTGATGCTGATGCTGCCAAGCAACTTGGTTGGGGTGGTGGCGCCTCAATTAAGAAAACTGGAGAAGGTGGAAGAATCGGAAGAGAGCGTAAAAAGACAACTCCCGAAAGGCGTCGTATGAGAGCAGTCGGTGGGGGTAAAATGGAACCCGTTGACTATAAACCACGCAAGGATATTGGTCAGCAAAGAACAGCATCTGAGCGCCAACAACAACCAGAACAAGAGCGTGGAAGTGCTGAAGTAAAGCAATCTTATGCTGAAAAGGTAAAAGCAGAACGTAGAGCAGCAGCGCAAGCAAGAATTGCTGCTAAGAAAGGTGGTGGAGAAGCACCATCAGCAGCAAAACCAAAGGCAAAGGAAGCATCAGCAACTGCAACAAAACTTTTATCTAAAAAGAAAGAAGAAAAACCAGCGCATCCTGACTATAAACCTCAGCAAGCGTCTGGTATGACTAGAGCAGAAAGAGATAGAGCAAGAAATAAGGCAAAAAGTGAAATGCTAAAGCAAAGAAAAGCAAAACTCTTCGCAGATTTTAAGGAAACTCACGGTCGTTCACCAACTGCAAAAGAAAGAACTAAGTTGCTTGGTTTAGCTCATCAATCAATGAAAGGTTGATTGAATTAAAATATCTCACCTCCAAAGTGTCCCTATAGTATAGGCACAACCACATTATGAACCGAATTGAAATCCAAAGAGCACTTTATGATGCTCGCAATGAGTATCTGAAGGCAAAGAAATCTGTAGAGTTCTGGACTCGTGAGATTGCTTTCCTGAAAGAATGTGAGGATAATCTGGACAAACCTGCTGATTGGTTGTATAATGAAATGTTTGGTGATACTCCTATCGCTGAAGAAGTTTACGGAGGTTGATGATGGCAACTTGGAGAGCAGAAGTATTTGTCAACTCACAAGTTGGCAGGATTACAACGGAAGTAGAGGCAGCAACTGCATCTGGAGCACAGCAACAGATTTATGCTAAGCACGGAAATGTTCAGCAGATTGTTAATCTTCGCCAAGTAAGTTCTGGTGGTGGAGGTTCTTCATTCAGTTCTGGAGATACTGAAGGACTTGTGTGGTTGCTTGGAATTGGATTTGTACTCTATTTGCTTGTAACTTACTGGTATATTGCTATTCCTGTCGCAGTTGTTCTTGGTATTCTCCTTTTTATGGGAATGTCAGAGGATTAAAATAGCTCACCTCCAAAGTGTCCTAATACTAGATAATGCAACTTATGAACATTCAACTCCGTCCCCATCAAGAACGTGGCGTTGCTGCTATGCAACAGCATAACAAAGGTCAAATCATTGTTCCTACTGGTGGTGGAAAGACGCTCAAGATGATCTATGATGCTCTGCGCGAGTTTCAATCTGAAACTCCTCAGACCATTGTTGTAGTCGCTCCGCGTATTCTTCTTGCTGAGCAACTCTCTGCTGAGTTTCTGGAGTTTATTACTAACGCTAAGGTTTTTCACGTTCACAGTGGTGAGACGCATCACGAAAGTTCTACTCGTCCCCGTGAGATTTACAACTGGGTTAATGCTAATGCCGACAATCACAAACTGATTGTAACCACCTACAACTCTCTGTCACGTCTTCAAGTGGCACAGATTGATGTGGATACCATCTACTTTGACGAAGCACATAACAGCGTTCAGCGTCACTTTTTCCCTGCGACTGAGCACTTCTCTGCTAACGCACGACGCTGCTATTTCTTCACTGCTACCCCCAAACATTCTCTTGCTGTGGGTAAACCTGGAATGAATGATGTTGCTGTTTATGGTCAGGTCATCTGCAAAGTTCCTGCTCCTGAACTTGTTGAAGGTGGTTACATTGTGCCCCCTAAAGTTATCGTCAAGCAACTGCCGATGGTAACTGGAAAGCAGACCAACTATGACCGCGATGCAGAGAACCTGCTGGAAACGATTGATGAGAACAGCGTCGGTAAGATCCTGATCTGTGCTAAGGCAACCAAGCAAATCGTTTCGCTTGTGTCTGAAACTGATTTCTGCTCTGAACTAGAGGATCGCGGTTACTCTTGGATGTATATCACCTCCAAGACGGGTGCTATCATTGATGGTCAGAAAGTGAACCGCGAGGTATTCTTTGACACCCTATCTGCTTGGGGTAAGGATAACGACAAGAAGTTCGTTGTTCTACACCATAGCATCCTCGCTGAGGGTATCAACGTCAGCGGTCTGGAAGCGGTACTCTTCCTTCGCAATATGGACTTCATTGGTATCTCTCAGACCATCGGACGTTGCATCCGTTTGCATCACGATGATGCGAAAGGTATGCGCGATGGACGTATCCAACCTGGCAACCTTGCTCAGTATAGCAAATCGTTCGGTCTGGTTTGTGTACCTGTGTACTCTAAGGTTGGTATCAGCACCGCCCGTGCAGTTCAGTCGGTTGTTGATACGATTTTCCAGAAGGGGGAACCTGCCGTGTCGGTGGTTCGCAGGTGAGACCCGCTGAGAACCCAGTCCCCATCAGGGTTCAAACCCTGATTTTTCTGTAATTTCACCACAACCGACCTAGAACCCATCCGCCGCAACCAAATCAACGATTTTTTCAAAAGTGTAATGAACAACGAAACTTTTCTATGTCCTTGTTGTAGTTCTGAGAAAACATCAGACCATTTTGTGCTATCAGGCAGAAAGTTTCCTCTCATTTCAGTATGCAATGAGTGTTCTGATGAGCACTTCGTTGAGAAGGTTGATTGCACTTGTTCCGTATGCAAAAGGAAACTACCTCACACCTATTTTCAACACTATCGCACAAGATTCAAGAAGAATGGTATGCGATTGCGAGTAAATACAAATTGTAAGGATTGCTCACGGAAAGAAAGTTCTATCGTTTCTAAACTCAAGAGGGACAATCCTCCACCATCTTACTTGACTTCCTGCCCACAATGTAGTAAAGTTTGTTATGAAAAGGTAGAGGACATTCCTGAGGGTGTTGATGGTACAAATGGACCTTGGCAATGTGACCACGATCATAAAACAAAACAGTTTCGTGGATATTTGTGCAAGCGTTGCAATACAGGAACTGGACTAATCGGTGATAATGTAGAATACTTCCAAATTGCATTAGAGAATAAAAAAGAACGATGAATCTCAATCAAATTATTACATCTGATAACGTTGAGTATCTAAAAACTCTTCCTGATGAATGTATTGATTTGATTGTAACTTCCCCTCCCTATGATGAACTCAGAGATTACAATGGATATACTCTAGACCTTCACAGTTTGGGTGAGCAACTTCTTCGCGTCTTGAAGGATGGTGGAATCTGTGTGATGGTAATACAAGATTCTACGAAAGATTTTGCTAAATCTCTAACGTCATTTCGCACGATTGTTGATTGGTGCGATAACATTGGATTTCGTTTGTTTGAGTGCAACATATATCACAGACAAGGAACTGAGGGTGCTTGGTGGACTAAAAGGTTTAGAGTGGATCATGAATATATGCCCATATTCTTGAAGGGTAGGAGACCACAATACTTTGACAAAGAGAATATCAAAATACCATCAAAGCACGCCAATAAGGTTATGACTGGTGCTAACATTCGCACTAAAAATGGTAAAACTGGTTCTCGCAAAGTTAAAATCAATCCAACAAAATGCCCAGGAACTGTGATGACATTTGGTAATACTTGTGGTGGAGAAAGTAAGTTAAAAAGTCAGCATCCCGCAGTATTTCCCAATATGTTAGCGTATGATATGATAGAATGTTTCTGTCCACCAAACGGTGTGGTTCTTGATCCATTCAATGGAAGCGGCACTACAACTCTAGCAGCAAAGTGTCTAGGTAGAAACTATATTGGAATAGACATTTCTGAAGAGTATTGTAACATTGCTGTTCAGAGATTGCACACTGAAACGATAACCAGAAAAAAGGTAGAAACTACAAATCAACTTATAGGATTGGAGCAATTTATTAGTTATGATTGAAGGATTCATTATTGGTAAAGGTGACTATGCTGCCGTTCCTTTCGGTGAGCAACTGATGATAATCTATCAGGGTGAGCAACTCAAAGTATGCAAGACCGAAGCATCAGCACGAAAGTTTATTGTGGATCATAAAAAGGGTAAATCCCAGGCACAACTTCCTATAGAATAAAATAGCTCACCTCCAAAGTGTCCTAATAGTATGACGACCAAACAAATGCAGAACAAACATCTAGAGCACCCTGAAGATTGTATCCTGACTGGTGATCTGTCAGTTCTGGATTGGTTCTCTGAATCTGATAGTTCTATCAGCATCAAGATGGATGGTGCTCCTGCTATTGTGTGGGGAACAAATCCTCAGAATGGTAAGTTTTTTGTTTGTACAAAAGCAGCATTTAACAAGCAAAAGATTCGTCTTTGCTATAATGAGGATGACATCTTCACACATTTCGGTGGACAACCTCGCGTAACGCAAATCCTCATTTTCTGTCTGGATTTCCTTCCTCGCACTAATCAAGTGTTGCAAGGTGATTGGATTGGTTTCGGCAGTGGGTTGGATACATTTACTCCGAACACGATTACCTACAAGTTTCCTGCACCAGTTCGTCAGGATATTATCATTGCACCTCACACAATCTACAGCGGTGCTGATGATATTCGTGAGATGACTGCTGCTCCTTTGATGAGCAAACTCATCAGCACTAAGCATTGTCTTTTCGTGCAACCTCAGGTCTCTCTTAATCCTTTCCGTGAGGATTTGGAGGATGTGTGTAACTTTGCAAAGCAAATGTCTACGCTGTGTGAGTTTGTGAGCGACAAGAAAGCATCACAAATTAAAAAAGAGATCAACGCTTGCATCCGTGAGCAAAAGGTCATTGATGAGGATGAAATTGCAGAAAAATGTGATTGTGATGTGAATGTCCTGCGTCTTTGGAAGTTGGTTAAATCTATCAAGGATGATTTGTTCCTGTTCATTCACGAAGAGGATGACATTGAGTGTTACATTCACGATGAGCAATCATTCCACGAAGGTTATGTGATTTCCAACAAGTATGGGACACTTAAAGTAGTGGACCGCGAAGTATTCTCTCACGCCAACTTCACCGTCAGCAAGAATTGGGGTTGAGATAAAATAGCTCACCTCTAAAGTGTCCTAGTAGTATGAGCACAACCAAAATGACTGAAACTGATCTCCTCACTCTCCGTGAGCAACTTCAGGAAGATTTGATGTCTTGGCGTGATGTAAATGATCTGCCCGAGTTTGTTGATGAAGAACTCTGCGACATCGTTGTTTATGCTTTCTCCAAGTTCCTGAATAAGTGATTATGACTATCACTCTCGCTGAATACGCTGCACAGAAAGATGCAAGCAACACAATTTACCTTAACATCGTTAAGTATGGTTTGATGCTGTGTGATGCTCTCCAGCAAGATGCACCCGATGGTTACTTCTATGAACTGGATAGTTCTGGTCGCAAGTATCATAAAATCTGGATGCACATTGGAGACCGTCGTGATAGCATCCACGCCTTTATTGATAAGAAAACTGGTTCAGTATTGAAACCTGCAAGTGTAAAGGCACCTGCGAAGGGTGAGCGTTACAATCTGCTCTCTATTCCTTCCCGTGAGAAGTGTTTTGAGAACGCAACCTGGCACGGTTCTTATTTGTACGCTCGTTGATTGAAAGGGGGGACGCTGAAAGTGTCCTAGTAGTATGAACACTCCAAACTGGAAACACAACTCTGGTAAGCATAAACGAACCAAGGGTATGTGTAAGGGTAAAATCAAATCCCGCAAGCAATCTCTTCAATCACTCAAACTGAAACTGAAATGACCCTCACGCACATTAACGGCAAAAAACTCAAACAGTTTGCTATTACTGCCCCTGGATTTGAGTTTCCTGATTATGTTTATGCAGAAACAAGAGAGCAAGCAATTCTAGAGTGGGCAGATACTATTGTTTCTGTTGATGTAACTGAAATTGAAGAAGATTGAAATGACTATTCCTAACTACAACGCCATTTCTTTTCATTCTGAAGAAGAACATCAGGCAGCACTTTATGATGCTTGTTTGTTGATTGTCAATACCTACAACCAAACAGATATGCTGGATGGTTATTGTTTTGACCACGGAAAAAATGAAACTATTACTTCATACGATTTTATGAAGTTTGCGCGTCGTATTATCAACAATTATGATTGCAACCCAAATGACTGTACCTAATCTCACAAGTCAGCACATAGATTTTAATGCTTGGTTGGAAGAATGTCCTGTTGAATGGTTCAAAAGTGCAAAACCAAGTGTAAATGGTTCTGCAACTTATGAGTTCTTTTTTGATGCTGTGACTGAGGAAGAATGACCTACTCAAATTTCACACATAAAGAACTAAATGCTCTTTGTTCGGTATTTTTAGATCAAGTTGATTGGGGTGATAAGGAATTGACTGGTCTTGAAAGTGAAGAGTGTTTAGTTTTGTATCATAAACTTACTAAAATGCGAGAGGAACTTAAATGACCTACTCAAATCTCTCCACCTTTACATAACCCTTATGCGACTTTCTATCACCTTTTGCTACATTGCATAGATGTGACTTTGAAAGATTATTCTCACGACAATACTTCGCAAGATTAGTAACTTCAATAACTTCTCCAGTTTCTTTAGTTAAAATCCAACTTTTTTCTGCGATTGTTCTACCTTCACTCTCAAACTTTTCTCTTTGAGATTTGTTGCCTTTCACTCCATTCTCTTTAACCTTATCTGGATTTTGTTCTCTCCACTTTCTTCCACCTTCTAGGATAACATTCATAAATGCTCTATTTCTTGCTTTTCTAAACTCTGGATTTTTTACATCACCTAAAATCATTTTGTAAGCACAAAAATCTTTATAATCTCCCCACAATCTCCACTCACAATAATGAAACATTGCGTGTTGAGTTGGTGTTACTTCAACAAGATTTGTTGGGTCGTCAGTTCCACCTCTGTGTTTGGGAATAATGTGGTGTTTGTGTTTCATCTTTAACCAAAGTTACCAGTATTATTTAGCGTAATGACTAATGATTTTGCAACTTCCAATCTATCAAAAATCAAAACAAAGTTTAGGACTTCTGGTGCTATTTCACAACCACGAAGAAAGGCAGGTTCTACACTCAACGACATCGGAATGAGCACCAAAGAAACTATCAAATGTGCTACACAAGATGAGTATCTCAATCGTCTGTATTATGCTTTTGACAATAGCACAGATGATAAACTGCGTCGGTTCATTTATGCTGAGATCCGCAAGATCCACATTCAGAGAGGCACTTGGTAACTGAGAGATAAAATAGCTCACCTCCAAAGTGTCTCAATAATATAAAGGCAACTATTCAACGTGTTTGTTTCTATTTTTGAGGACGGATCTCTCCAAGATTACATCAATCAAAATGCACAAGATCCTTGGATTGGTACACCTTTCCAGGGTTATGTGTTTATGTCTCCCAAGCAAAAGGGGGAGTTTGGTGAGCGTTTCGTCTCTAAGTTCTTTGAGAATGTATTGTTGTGTGATGTAAAACGTGCCAAAACATCTACAGCAGGGCACGATCGTGTGATTGATAACATTCGCACAGAAATCAAGTTCTCTCTTGCTACCCGTGACAAAAAAGGTGGCACAAAGAAAGATCAATTTATCATCAATCACGTTTCTAAAGATAAAGATTGGGAACGTCTTGTGTTCTTTGGTATCAACCAAGATGAGAAAGATTGTCGCCTGTTTTGGTTCAGTAAAGAGGATTTCCTGAATCATCTTGAGTCGGAAGATTGTCTGTTTGCACCACAACAAGGTGGAAAATCTATCGGCAATGATGATTACATTTGCACAAAAGTTGATCGTCTGGTAGAATGTTCCTTTGTGAAGAGCATAACCGAATGGTGAATCTATTTCACGGCGATTGTTTAGACATTCTGCCAACACTTGCAGACAACTCTGTAGATCTGGTGTTGGTAGATTTGCCATACGGTACAACAGCGTGTAAATGGGATTCTATCATTCCTCTGGACAAATTGTGGGAGCAATATAACAGAATCTGTAAGGAAGATGGTGCAATGGTATTCACTGCAGCACAACCTTTCACCACTATACTTGCAGCATCAAATCTTGAGAACCTTCGTTATGAATGGATTTGGGAAAAACCGCAAGGAACTAATCCTATGAACGCGAAAGTTATGCCTCTCAAGTCACACGAAAACATCCTGGTCTTTTATAGAAAGAAACCCACATACAATCCTCAGATGTGGTACTCTACACCTTACAGTGGTTTCTCATCAGAAACCAGTAAGATTGGTGAGGTTTATGGTAAAGCAAAGAGCAAGCATAGGGATAATCCTGATGGATCAAGATACCCTAAGACAGTATTGCGATTCAAGCAAGAAAAGGGTCTGCATCCTACACAAAAACCTGTTGATTTGATGGAGTATCTAATCAAAACGTACACTAACGAAGGTGATACTGTGCTAGACAATACGATGGGATCAGGTACAACTGGTGTAGCATGTGTGAACACCAACAGAAACTTTGTGGGTATTGAGAGTGATGAGAAATACTACAAGATCGCTGAGGAAAGGATCAACAACCCACTCTTAAATGCTATGAATTAAAATAGCTCACCTCCAAAGTGTCCTAGTAGTATGAGCAACAACATCGTTTCCGAAATCTACTCCTACCACACAAACTGGAAGGAGGGTAAAGTCAACCAGATGTGGATTGAGCAATCTGGTGATGAGAACAAAGGTTATTCTTTCGTCGCTGTAGCACACAATCCCCGCAATGGTAAGACGATGGAAATGTCTAACCCTCGCACATCTTACCGTGAAACTCTAGAATGGGTTCGTGGTTGGTGTGGTACTTTTTGTGTTCTTCCTGTTTGATTTCTTACACTCAACTCAACAACTTTAACTCTTTGTGACTGATAAAGAACAACAAATCCCTAAAGATGGCGAACGTTGCATTAACGTGCGTCGTCAAGATAATGGTTTGTGGGAGGTTCACATCCAAGTTTTCAAGTTCAACAAACTTCGAGGTGATTCTTATTGGAACACTTTGGCGTATAGGACATATCAAAAAAAATCTGATGCTGAACGTTATGCTGCAAGATTTGTGAACTGATGAACAAAACCTTCGGTTCTTCTGCTATTCAAGTTTCCTGATTATGAAAACCAACTCTAACTCTTCTTGGATTGATGAACTGATTAAATGGGAAAATGCTCATCCTGAGTATCAACCATTTGAGGAGGATGAAAACTCTCAACGCCGACAAAACCAGAAAGAAGATTATTGATTATGACTACTGATTTACTCAAACTCTATAAACTTTGCATCCTTGATTTACTGATTGCGATTGATGAGGATGTAGTAGATTGGAGGAACTATCCTAAACTTTGGGAAGCAATCCGATTTGCTGATACTACTCTTGACCTCTGGGCAGGAGATAATCTCAAACAGATGAAAGAACAACTTTGGAATGAACTGAAATGAAAAACTATCGCGTGATGGTTGAAACTAAAGATGGATGTTGTACTATTTGGTATGAGAAATCCAACGCAAAGACCGCAGACAAACTTATCCTAAATCGCGTCTATAATCAACTCTGCGGTCTCAACATTAAAGAAATCTCTGTTATTCCTTCTGTTTGATTATGTACCGCACACTTTCTGAACTTCGCAACAGCATTAACAAACTGATTGAGCAACAAGGTGAAGACGCACCTTGCGCTGCATTTGTATTCACCAAAGAAGATGTTTTTGAGTTTGGTGAGAATGATGAGGAAAATCATTTTCCTATTGTTTTCACTCAAGATGTTCTCTGTGATGTAGGAGGATGTTCCTACATTTACGAACAGGTTGGTGAAATGATTGACGATTCAATCCGCCTTCGTAAGAAACTCCCACTCTACGCTAACTGATTATGTCTGACCTGCAAGAGTTCTACGATTATGTTCTCTCTTTCTATGGTGCTGATGGATTGTATCCTATGGGTGCAACTCTGAGCGTCATCAAGCAAGCAACATCCACACACATTAAGATACTTAAACTGAAAGGAAATGAGTTCTGTGGTGATAGTATTGACCGCGAATGTGTGCGGGATTTGTTAATCTCAAAATATGGTCTGACCTTCCCAACTGCTCCCGTCTCACTTGCGTCTCGCTGAGAACCCTGTCCACCACTAGACCAAAAACCTGATTTTTCTGCAATTTCACCTGACAGACCCCATAGGTCATCTGCTGCAGAGAAATTAACGATTTTTTCCAAACTCTAAACAATCCAATGAAATACATCGTTCAACTCTATCAAGGTGGCAAAGTGTTCACTGAGGAAGTGTATGCTAGCACACCCAAAGATGCCCGTGAAACTGCACTCATTCGCAACCCAACTTGTAAGGTAGTTGGAGTGAACGCAAAGTTCAACTGATTAAAATAGCTCACCTCTAAAGTGTCCTAGTAGTATGACTGACACTTTCACCGTTCGTTTCTGGTCTGAATCTCTTGATTCTCCAGAATACATTGGACCTTTCTACTCTGAAGAAGATGCCCAAGATTATTGCGATGCCCGCAACGGTTCGCTATCTCTAAGCGGTATTCCTTCCTGGGTTGCAAACTACTCTATCGTTGACTGATTATGCTCTTCCAAGTTACTGAAATTGAGTTTGATTTTGAGATGGAGGATGATGAATATCCTTCAGATGATTATCAACAAGCACTCACAGAAGAAACAATCGGTCAAATCTGGGAAGCAGATGATGAGGATGATCTAGTTGAAGAGATTACCTGTGCGACAGGTTGGTGCATTAAATCCATTGATTATCGTCACATTCTGAAATGAGAATTGTCCTTCTCTTCGCTACACTTTTCGTTGGTATTCAGTTCGGAGCAAATGCTATCGCAACCGTGAGTGAGTATCAAGAACAGCAAGCAGATCGCTTCTGTGAAATCAACCCCAACTACTGCAACGCAAAATGAACATTACTCAAGAACAATACGATCTACTGGTTGCAAAATACGCCAGCGACATTGTAGAAGGAATGGATATGGACAGTTTGATAGAGTTTGCGTGTGATACGATTGAAGAAAATCTCCGCAAGATGCACCCCAATTCTGATGAACTTCTCCAAGAGATTTCAGAGGTTTATGGTGAAGATTATGCGGAAGAGTTCGTGCAAAGTGTAATTGAATGACACGCAGAAGTTTAACACTCAAACCGCCTTGCAAAGTGAAAACAATTCTCCTGATTTTCACCGTTGCGTTTATACTCTCGCCAGGAGTTCGTAACGTTACCGCTAACACATTGCACACCGTCGCTGATATTATTCAACCACAATGATTGAAACTGATTTCTTTATTCTCTCACAAGAACAGTATCAGCAAACTCTCCAAGATGCTGCCATTGAAGGTGTATCTGTTGACTACTATTTGCTGGAGTTTTGTACTGTTGAAGGTGAGTGGGTTACAGTGGAATAAAATAGCTCACCTCTAAAGTGTCCCAATAGTATGAACGACCAAACCTCCTACACTTCTCCTCACACTGGTAACATTTATCAGTGTATTGTTGAGAAGAATTGGCGTCAATCTTGGGACGCAAATGGTAATGCTTTCAAGAAGTATTACAACACTTATAGTTTCTTTCTGAATGGAGAGTTTATCACTAAAACTCTTCACAATGATGAAAAGACTCTAAGCACAACGTTTGGAGAGTTGGAGGGAGTTTATACTCCTTGGATGACATCTGCAAGGGATTAAAATTACTCACCTCCAAAGCGTCCTAGTAGTATGAACACAAACGATCTCCTAGACAGCATCAAACTCTCTGAGCAACTGGCGCTGGAAAACTATCAACAACGCAACGGTGTTGTTGATTATCGCCTTGACGGAGTTTGCAATCATTACTTCGCAAAGTATGATTGGAATGGTAAGCGTGACGGTGAGATTTGTCTCACTTGTAAAGTTTCCAAAACCGTAAAAGGTTCGCTCCGTTACACTTTCCAGATTGACGGTAAGCGTATCGCATACAAAGAGATTTGGACTAAGTTTAACTCTCTTGGTGCATTTCGCATCTGATTTTTCTCACAAACTCATTCATTCTTAAGTAACACAAATGACGATGACTTCTCAAACGATTACTCTTGAACAGTTCCACGATTTGCTTTCTGATGCTTATGCTGTGAGTGTGAACGATACTCTATACTTTGTAGGGTATGATACAGATGACAATCCTTACATTTCCGACAATGATGGGCAGGATTATGTTGACCTTTCTACTGTAGATGGTGATATTGAAGTTCACAAAAACTATGTGTTCTTTCATGTGAACGGTGAACCTCTTCAGATGGTTTTTCTCAACATTAAACCGCTTAATTTCTGAACTGAAATGACTAGCACTTTTTATCTTGTTCGCGCTGAGAATCGCCGTGAACCTGAATCATATGTTTGCGGTCTTTATGTAACAGAAACTGAAGCACAAGAGCGAGTTGATTCTCTAAAAGAAGAATACGATTTTGCCTGGTTTGATGACATTCAAGTCGGTGATCTAGATCTCTGTAATCGCTGAAATCTCCAAGCGATTAAAGTTACTCACCTCCAAAGTGTCCCAGTAGTATAACCACCACACTTTCCCAACCACAAAATGCGTAAGATTGAAGCACAAATGAACCGCGCAATCTCCCAAGAGATTGATTGGCAAAAAGACAACACTCAAGTTATCAACATTGAAGGCGTAAGTTTCGTCTATCTGTATAGCAATCTGATTGCTATGGTTGGTGATACTTGGTTGGAACTGTTTGATGGCGGACATCAAACAAATACCACCAAATCGCGTCTCAATGCTATTCTTGCAGAGCACGGAACTGGTGAGCGTGTTTATCAAAAAGATTTCACTTGGTTTGTATCAACATCCAACGGTGAAGTTCCTTTCAACAATGGTATCAAACTTTCCTGATGACTGAATCTCAAATCCTTCAACTTCGTTTTCTTTGTAGTGATGTGATTTTCGATTTTGAGTTTACACAATTCCTGATTGATAATCCACAAGACAAAGACAAAATCAAACAAAAAGCGCAACAATACTACAACAAACTTCAAGCAATTCTTGGTGATGCCTATGTCCCTGATTCTGAAATGTCTCTCCCGTGCTGAGGAGTTAGCAAACGAAATCAATGGTGATTTGTTCTATGTACCTGAAGAAGATGTCCAACAACTTATCTCCAAACTCACCGAAGATAATGTAGAAGAGATTGCATCAGAACTCGCAGATTTAGCATACTGGTTTAACTAAAATGTTCGTTATTCGTTACTTCCGTCCTTATACTCAAGAATGGAATACTCAGTCATTCAGTACACTTGAAGAAGCACAATCTATGATTGACTTCTATCGTTCTTGCGGTTCCCCTGCTAATCTTATCAAATGAAAGTCGCTCCAATTTCTTTCGCCAAAGCGTCCAATCGTTCCAACTATTATTGTACTTTAATCAACAATCTGTATAAGAAAGGTTATACGACTCAACAGATTGCAGATGAGTTAGGTATGGGAAAGACATCAGTTCGTTATTACTATTATGGTCTACATAACTGTTCTGAAGCACAGTATCATTGGAAAAATGCTTTCAATGCAAATAAAGAACTCGGATACATTCAGCACAGTTTAACACAAATTCGCGTCGGTACTTCTGTTCCTATTTGATGTTATGACAATCACAAGTTTCTATAACGGAGAATCGTATTCTAAGTTTGATTCGTATTATGAACCAGAGCACGATGATGTAATGGATGCAGATGATTATGAACGTAGAGAGTATTATCGTAATGGATGGAATGAAGAGCAATACGATAGACAAAGGTTCTGAGTTATGATATAATGAAGAGGAAGGGAGTTTGCCTCTATTCAGTAAACAAAGTGACTTCCGTAGAGTATAGATAATTTCCAATAAAAGGTGGTTGGGTGTATAAGAGAGGGACTGGTAATCCCTCTCTTTTTTTATGTCAACAAACGACGTAATCCGTATTGCATAATGTAACTGTCTAATGCACTTTCAATGATAGTATTGAAGAATGTATTGTTATCAGGAACTGGTAATCCTTTTCTTATAGAAGCAGAGTAAACGTTCTTTATTTTTTCTGCTACAAAATCGTCAACAATATAACCATCAAACTGCTTTTGTTTCTTATCCTCTTTCCATTCAATGTTCTCTAATCTGTTATCACTTTTATCACCATTCTTATGTTCAACATCGCGTGAAATGTTGTCAGTAGGAATGAAAGCAAGTGCCATCAATCTATGAACAGAAAAGTTCTTTAATCGTCCTGTATTATCCGTTAATCTTACAAATCTATCTGCTGATGTTTTGCTCTTCCAACCAGGAGAAAGTTTCTTTGATTTGTTATTCTTAAAGGACCAAACATTACCCTCTGTGTCTATACCATAATCAGGGTAACATTTCAGTGCTTCAACATTAGAGAAGTGCTTGATTCTTGTCTCCATTTGTGTGTTTTTTCCTGTCTGATTTATGTAGGGAAAAAGAGATTTCCACTTGTGGAAAACGTGAAATGAGTTATAATGCGTGAAATAAAGGTGTTGTGAAAAGTGTATAGAATGTGAGGGTATTCTCTCTGTATTCTTATAAATGTGCTGAGACCTTGTTATCTAAGCGAGCATACACAAAGGAACGCGATTTGTCAACCCCCAAAGTCACAAAATCCTCACAAGACCCCCGCAAAATCCCCCGGAGCGCCCCTAAATACTCCTCAGGTACTTGACACTTACCCCAAGACATTATAGAATGTTTCCATAGCACACAGGAGCGTACTTATGTCAGTTGTGTATCACCAGGCACAGAAGCAGCGTTATAGGGTAACTCTAGAACTCAATGTCCTATCCGACTTCGATCCACACCAAATTGACTGGGAGAAACTATTCAAATTGGAACCTGCAGAGAGGTGTGAAGCATACGTGGAGGATCTAGATTGCCCCTCTAAGTGGTAAAATAGGCACTTTTAGTTTTGATAGCATAACCCCCCCTAAATACCCCTAGTTATGCTATCAAAACTATGAGACCATTAAAGTATAAGAATTTGGGCAATGGAGTGATGATTCGCGTCCCTGAAATCGTCACCACAATTCTACCACAACTGCAAGACGTTATGCAACAGTTAGAGGATAACGGTGAGGATACTCGTGAGGTGATAATGCAGATTCTCAGTGATGTTGAGGATCGCATCAATTCATAGTATTATAATAGCTCACCTCTAAAGTGTCTCAGTAGTATAAGGGCGCCACACTCTACACGGCGTTCTTATCACAAACACTTTCACTTTTCGTTGTTATGAATTCCGCCCAAATCCTGACGTTCACTGAAGCATTTCCTCCCGCTCATAAGTTGACTGAAACTCTGATGAACATTGACTATAAAAAGCACCTGAACACCTATATGGATGGTGTTATGAATGTCTGTGCATTTATCGCTGTGATCGCTACTCTGATCGCCTCTAAGTGGCAGGAGAATGATGTTACTGAGCGTCTGCAAATCGCTGCTCTGAACGTTATCACCTGGACCCGCAACGTTGCAGTCCCCGCTGTGAAGAACGCAGCAACTGTAACTTATAACGCAGGTCAGAAAGTGCGTGAGGTTTATGATGTGATCTCTTCGCCTCTGTTCATTACTCTTTGAGTTGTAAGCATTATAATATCTCACCTCTAAAGTGTCTCAGTAGTATAAGGGGCACACCCCAAACATCACAAACCAACCACAAATCTCCGACAAATGACTAACACTTTCCGCGTTGTAATCCCTACCGCTGATGGTATACAAGTCGCTGGAGAGTTTCCTACTTGGTTGAATGCATCTCTGTTCCAGCAAGTTATTCTCACTGACCGCAATCTTAAGTGTTCGGTTGAATCGTTCTGTAACGGGATGTGGTTAAGCGAATGTGATTGATTCTCTCTATTCTCATTAACACTTTTCACCCTACACTTTGCACCAAATGACTATCGCTTTCCAACGCAATGCTCTTGACGTTTCCTATAACGGTTGGGAGAATTATGAGACCTGGAATGTTGCACTCTGGATTAACAATGATGAGGGTTTGTATAACCTTGCCCGTGAGTGTGGTTCGTATCAGGATTTCGTTGAATATATCAGCGAGTTCATGACACAAACTCCTGATGGTGTTCGCTATGATGATCCTGCTGTAAATGCGATCCAAATCAATAGCGATGTGTTTGACTTCTAAGTAACACAAAAGGGAATGAGATGCGCCCTAAAGACACTCACCAAACACGCCACAACGGGGGAGGTAGTGGCACCCCACCAAACACACAGTTTCTTACACTTTTCTTCTTCATTATGTCCAAGCAAGTGATGATTTCCATGCTCAAGCAAGGTAACACTGGCGCTGAGATTCTGTCCATTCTGGATGCACTCACCGCTGATAATGTTTCGGAGGTTTCTGATAACGAACCCACTGCAGATGTGATTGAGTTCTGATAACACAGAGGGCACAGGGTTTGACACTCTGTGCCCTTGAATGTTATGATAGATTGGTGACACTGGCGGGCAGTTAAATGCGGTTGGTTTGTTATAGCGCGGCGCGGCGTTGTCCCGTATATAAAAACTTCGGGTCCCAGTGACCTCCAGAGGTGACAAAACGCGAGAGAAATATCAATCTCATAAAAAAATCCCGGAAGTATAAGATGAGAAAAAAATCCCGCCCCTATTGGAATTTCTGGAAGGTTGTCTTTGCGGGATGGATGATCCGATATCCTGGAAAGATGTTTAGAATTATCGGAGTTCCTCTTGGAATACTGATAGTGGTAATATATAATGCAGTGAAATAAAAAAATTCCGGAAAAAATTTTTATGGAAAAATATGAAAAGGTATATCACATCTACGCAAAACGCGAGTGCATTTATCACAGCCTTTCAGAGGAAAAATTCTCTGAAATCTGGGATATGTTACACAAGATGATTGAACTACTTGATAGTAATTTCTCAGAAGAAGATTTACAGTATGAAGAAGTAATTGTAAATAAACTAATCACACAAAACGCTTCATATTGACAAACACTAAATAGAACGATAAAATTGAGTTTGAAGGTTTATTCAACTTATGGCAAAAGGATTCACTGTAAAAGCAGCAGCACCAAAGAAATCCACTGAAGATTGGGATTATGATGCGATTAAAGAAAGAATGCGTGGAAAATCAATTGTATTCTGTCTTCCAGGTCGCGGGTGCTCGTTTATTTTTCTAAAGGCATTTGTACAACTTTGTTTTGACATTGTACAAAATGGAATGAGTATTCAAATCTCTCAAGATTACTCATCAATGGTAAACTTTGCACGTTGTAAGTGTCTTGGTGCAAATGTACTTCGTGGTCCCAAGCAAGTTCCTTGGGACGGAAAACTAGAATATGATTATCAACTTTGGATTGATAGTGATATTGTTTTTGATTCTAACAAATTCTGGCAACTCTGTGATCTTGCTTTTCCTGCTGAAGGAGAAGAACGTGAGGTTGCAGCAGGATGGTATGCTACAGAAGATGGTCACACAACCTCTGTCGCACACTGGTTAGAAGAAGATGATTTCCGTAAGAATGGTGGTGTGATGAATCACGAAACTGTGGAGAGCATCTCAAAGCGTCGTAAACCATTCACAGTTGACTACACTGGTTTTGGTTGGGTTCTTATTAAGAAAGGTGTCTTTGAGAATCTTGAGTATCCTTGGTTTGCTCCAAAGATGCAAGTTTTTGAATCCGGAGCTGTTCAGGATATGTGCGGTGAAGATGTTTCATTCTGTCTTGATGCAAAAGAAGCAGGATTTGAAATCTGGTGCGATCCTCGTATTAGAGTGGGTCATGAGAAAACTCGTATTATCTGATGGAAAGAACTTACAATCTTTTATATAAAGGTCGTAAAATTTATACAAATCTCACTACAGAAGAGTGTAGTGAGATTCTTCAAGATTTCTCTGAGCGTTATTTCTCGGGAGAAGACATTGATCCTAATTTAATTGAACTGGAGGAAATTTAAAATGGCTAAAGGTGGTAACAACAAGACTCTTTTTGAACCTGGAGCACCAAAGAAAACCCGTCAAGGACGTTCTGCTCGCACACTACTAAGTGCAACCTCTCGTAATGGACGTAAAAAGAAGTACAGGGGACAAGGTAAGTAATGTCTTATTTCCTAGATGTCAACGAAGAATGGAATCAAATCAATCCTAAAGACATCTGGGCATACAATAAATTATCACTAAGTCGGATTTTGGAGTATAATTGTGGTCCTGCAGGAACCACAGTTCCAAAATCCGACTTTTATATTGTTCGTCCATGCATCAATTTAATGGGGATGGGACGTTTTGCTCGCAAAGAATGGATAGAAGACAAAACAGAACACTTTCATCCATCAGAATTTTGGTGCGAAATCTTTCAAGGACCTCATTTGAGTGTTGATTATCACGAAAAGAAGTCAAATTTGGTCGTTTTAGGTGAAAAGAACGCAGATGACCCCTACTACAAGTGGAGAAAATGGTCAAAAATTGAAGTTGAAGTTGATTTCCCTTCAATTTTGAATGATTTAGTTGGTAATTATGAGTGGATTAACTGTGAATTTATAGGAAATAAGTTAATAGAAGTTCAATTTCGCCAAAATCCAGATTTTCGTTATAATAATAGTGTTGCTATTCCAGTTTGGGATGAAAAAATAAATAAAAATATAAAAGATTATCGTTATATAGAAGATTTTGATTACTTAAGAAAAGGATTTTATGTTGATTAAGGGATAGTAACCCCTTAAAAAGTTCTGATTTTATCAATCAGGAGTTAAAAATGGAGCAAAAAATGCTTAGAGAGATCTTCAATGATGATCTAACACCAAAAAAGCATAATTTTCAAGTTCAAAATGAAATTCATGAGTTAATTCGTAATGATGATGACTATGATGATTGGGAATACGGTACAGAACCACTCTATGAATCAAAAAATCCCTAATAAATAAGATAGAATTATATAAGTAAATGCCTTTAGAAAGGGTAAGTAAAGGTTTTAAAGATATTAGTATGACCTTTCAGAGTAATCCTCTGAATGATGACTTGATTGCATTGAAAGATGCCTCTGCAATTGCAAGATCAGTGCGTAATATTGTCTTTACTTTGCCTGGAGAAAAGTTTTTTAATCCAACTTTTGGGTCAAAAGTCAGTAAATCATTATTTGAGAACATTGATGGAATTGCGGCATCTATATTAAATGATGAAATTCGTAATTCCATCATAAATTATGAACCAAGAGTGTCTTTAATTGATGTGCAAACTGTTCCCGATTTTGACAATAATGCTTTTAATGTTACTATAATTTACAGAATAATAGGTATTGATGTTTCAGCACAACAATTACAGTTCGTTTTGCAGTCAGTAAGATAAATGCCATTAGCAAACTTCTCAAATCTGGACTTTGACCAGATTAAAACATCTCTAAAAGATTACTTAAGATCCAACTCAAACTTCACTGATTATGACTTTGAGGGATCTAATCTTTCAACAATTCTTGATATTTTGGCATATAATACTTACATCACTTCATATAATGCAAATATGGTTGCAAATGAAGTGTTTATTGACAGTGCAACATTAAGAGAAAATGTGGTTGCTCTCGCAAGAAACATAGGATATATACCAAAATCAAGAAAAGCAGCGATCGCAACTGTAACATTTTTTGTAAATACAAGCAATTTCCCACAAACTCCATCTTCATTAACTCTAAAAAAAGGAGTAGTTGCAAGTTCATCCGGAAGTTTTGCCAATCAATCATTCATATTCTCAATTTTAGAGGATATTACAGTACCAGTAGTTAATAATATAGCTTCTTTTAATGATGTCAAGATCTATGAGGGTGTTCTTTTAACATCTAACTTCACAGTTAATACAAATAATCCAAACCAAAGATTTATTTTGCCTAATCCCGGAGTTGATACATCTTTAATATCTGTAAGAGTGAGAGATATTCAAGGAGACACATCTTCAGTAAAGTATTCCCTTCAAGATAGTGTTTTTGGCGTAAATAAAGAATCTAAAGTTTATTATATACAAGAAATAGAAGATGAAAGATATGAATTGATATTTGGTGACGGAGTTCTTTTTGGTAAAAAATTAGAAAATAATAATTATATTGAAGTTGATTATATTATATCAAATGGTAGTAGTGGAAATGGTATAAGTCAATTTAATTTCTCTGGTAGATTAACTTATACAAAAAATGGTATAGAAAGTACAGTAACTTCTGGAATATCACTACTAACCACTGGCGTTTCATCTCAAGGTGGAGAAAACATAGAAACTGTAGAATCTATTAAGAGATATGCTCCAAGAATTTACGCTTCCCAAAACAGGGCTCTGAGTGCAAATGATTATGAAACACTGATACCAAGTAAAATATACCCAGAAACAGAGTCAATATCAGTTTTTGGTGGAGAAGAATTGATTCCTCCACAATATGGAAAAGTTTTTATTAGTATAAAACCAAGAACTGGCGATTTTATTCCAAATTTAATAAAGCAAGACATTAAAAGGGAACTAAAAAAATACTCTGTTGCAGGAATTATTCCAGAAATTTTAGATCTAAAATATCTTTACATTGAAGTAGATTCAAAAATTTATTATAATACAAATCTGACTACAAGTTCTGCTTATGTTTCAAGTATTATTCAGGGAAATGCAAATAAATATGCAGAATCCTCAGATTTAAATAAGTATGGAGCAAGATTTAAATATAGTAAATTTCTTAAAACTATAGATGATAGTCACGAATCAGTAACTTCAAATATTACAAAAATACAAATAAGAAGAGATCTTAGAGTTACATTAAATACATTTGCAGAATATCAGATTGGATTTGGAAATGCATTCTATATTAAGAGTATGAGTGGATTCAATATCAAATCTTCTGGATTTAAAACTTCAGAATTTCAACAAACAGTATATCTTTCAGATATACCAGATAGTAATAGAATAACTGGATCAATATTTTTATTTTCAATTGAAAATGAGAATTCTACAGATTCCACAATCTTAAAGAGAAATGTTGGTAAAATTGACTATGAAAATGGAATAATTACTTTAAATCCGATTAATATAATCTCAGGAAAAGTAAAAAATGGACAATCAATCATTGAAATTTCCGCAATTCCAAAATCAAATGATGTTATTGGATTACAGGATTTATATTTGCAACTAGATATTAATAACAGTTCGTTTGAAATGATCCCAGATTCCATAGCATCTGGGGCAGATCCTTCACCATCTAATTACACTATAACTTCAAGTTACAGCAACGGAAACCTAGTAAGATCGTAAAATGACAGAAAATAGAATCAAATTTAATAATATACTGCAAAATCAACTTCCTCAGTATGTTAGAGAAGAGTTTCCATTAGTTGCTGAATTTTTAAAGCAGTATTATGTTTCCAAGGAGTTTCAGAGTGCTCCTGATGATATTATTCAGAATATAGATCGTTATATTAAATTAGATACAATAAAATCAAATCAAGATTCAACAGAACTAACTCAAGATGTTTCATTCTTAGATGAAACTATATTTGTATCCTCAACAATCGGATTTCCAGATTCTTATGGTTTGATTCAAATTGATGATGAAATTATCACATATACAGGAAAAACAAATACATCTTTTACTGGATGTATACGGGGATTTAGTGGTGTTACTTCTTATGATAATCCGAATCAACAGGATGAATTAACATTTAATTCATCGGAATCATCCGATCACAGTGAAAATACTTTAGTAATTAATTTAAGTTCTCTTTTCCTTAAAGAATTTTTTGATAAAATTAAATATCAGTTATCTCCAGGTTTTGAGAATAGGGAATTTTATAGTGGTCTTGACAAATATTTGTTTATTAAACAATCAAAGGATTTTTACTCAACAAGAGGAACAGATCTCTCATTTAAAATTTTATTTAAAGCCTTATACGGAGAAGATGTTAAGGTTATAAAACCCCAAGATTACTTAATTAAACCTTCAGATGCTGAATATCAGATTACCAATGATTTAGTTGTTCTTCCCGTATCTGGAGATCCTTATGATTTAGTTAGATCAACTCTTAGACAAGATGAGTATAATAATATTCCGACTGGATATGCTCCAATTTCAAAGGTCCAACAAATAACATCAAAATCTAACAAATCATATTATAAAATAAGTTTTGATGCTGGTTATAATAAAGATATTGGATTTGATGGATCTCTTTACGGGAATTTTTCAGTTCATCCTAAAACTAGAAATATAGGAGAAATATCTTCTGGTGCAGATACTATTGATGTAGATTCAACAGTTGGATTTCCTTCTGAAGGTGAATTATCAGTAACTTATGCCGATGGTACTGAAGGTATTATAACATACACCTCAAAGAATTTGAATCAATTTTTTGGATGTAGTAATATTTCAAATACAATATTAGATGCATCTGATATATGGTTAAATGTTTTTGCATATGGAATATCTAATAAAAATTCAAACGAAACAATAAAAGTTAGAATTACTGCCGTCCTTAGAGACACAAATATTATAGGTGATACTTATTACCAAGGAGTCGGTGATAATGGAATAGTAAAAACACTTGGAGTAAATGATGAAAGTGTTGTTTATGATAATTGGTTCTATAATGTATCAACAATTATTGATATTGATTCTGTAGAACTTGTTGATTCTTCAAACTTTACCTATTCATTAACTTCAAAAATAAATCATAATTTTAAGTTGGGAGATACATTAGAAATAACTTCAAGTGATTCCACAAAAATACTATCCACAGTAACAAGAATTAATTCTGATACAAATTTTGAAATAAGTGATCAGGGAACTCTTGGTGATGTGGAAGTTTTATATTACTCTGTTAGGAGAATACTGTCAAAAGCAACTTCTTCAAGTTATTCCACAATATCGAATCAGATTTCTAATGTTCAAAGTGTTTATAAAGACGGTCAAAAAACTTTAATAGCAGCATCTTCTTTACCTTATTATTATGAAACCCCATTAAATCCTTCAAACCGATCAGTAACATTTAATGTTGGTGTGGGAATTACTGATACATTTTTAATTCAGAATCACGGATTTTATACCGGAGATTCTGTTTACTATACCTCAAGTGAAAATATAGATGACGGTTCTTTATTTAATAATGGAGTTTATTTTGTATACAGAGTAACTAAAGACAAATTAAAATTTTCGCAAAGTAGATCAAATTTATATAATTCAATTTTTATAGAAGTAGAAAATATTTTAGAAGTAAAAAATAATAAAATACAGGATGTCAATTTACATTCAAAAAATTTAAGTTCACAAAATATTTTAAGAGAAATTTCTCCAACAATAAATGATGGAAATGAATATGTTACAAATTCTGGTCATGTTGGATTATTAATTAATGGTGTTGAAATTTTAAATTATAAATCATCAGATAAAATTTATTATGGTCCAATTGAAAGTATTGATATAGTTTCCGGTGGAGTAAATTATGATGTTATTAATCCGCCAGAATTAGTCATTTCAGATTCTGTTGGAACTGGAGCTACTGGATATTGTTCTGTACTTGGATCTTTGCAAGAGATTAAAATAATAGATCCGGGTTTTGATTACCTAGAAACTCCAACGATAAAGATCAGTGGTGGAAATGGAGAAGGAGCTAAAGCAAGTGCTTCATTAAAGTTAATTGATCATCAAGTTACGTTTAGTTCAGAATCTAAATCAAATCTAGTAAATATATCTAATGATAGTATAGGATTTTCAACATATCATAAGTTTAGAAATGCTGAAAAAATAATTTATAAAACAAATGGGCAGCAGGCGATAGGAGGAATAGTAACTAATTCTTCTTACTACGTATCAATACCAGATTTGTATACAGTAAAATTACATAACACTTATGATGATGCCCTATCGGGAATTAATACCGTTTCTTTAACGTCATATGGTAAAGGAAATCATGTTATTGAGGCATATATTAAAAAATCAGTAATATCTCAAATTAATGTAGAAGATTCTGGATCTGGTTATGAGAATAAAAGAAGAACTACTGATACTACTGGGATAAGCACATCACTATGTCAAGTCAATATAAAAGACCATGACTTTAAATCAGGAGAGATTATTACATATTCAACTACTGGAAGTGCAATAGGAGGACTTCAAAATAACAAAAATTACTACATTACAAAAGTTGATAATGACAATTTTAAATTATCAACTGTTGGTATAAGTACTGGCAATGAAGATTTTTATTATAAAACTAAACAATATATACAATTTAGCTCTTTTGGAACAGGAACTCATACTTTCAATTATCCAAACATTTCAGTAGAAGTTATTGGTAAAGTTGGAACTTATTCCACAAATGACTTATTATTTAAAGCACAAATACAACCAATTTTTAGAGGAGAGATAACTTCTATACACTTAAAATCTGGTGGTATTGGTTATGGTTCTTCGGAAGTTATTAATTTTAATAGGGAACCTTCTATAGATTTAAGTAGTGGATCAAATGCTCAGTTAATACCGATAATTAATAATGGAAAAATTGAAGAAGTATTTGTAAATAATCCCGGTCAAGATTATAATTCTCCACCAAGATTAAGAATTTTAACCGCAGGAAATGGTTCTGGGGCTATTTTAACACCAATAATAGAGGATGGAGAAATTAAATCGGTTAAAATTGTAGAAAGTGGTGTTAGTTATGATAAAAATAATACTTCTATTGAGGTAACTTCTGCTGGCAATGGAGTAAAGTTTAGTACAAAATTAAAAACTTGGACTATTAATTTATTTGAAAGATATAAAAATAATTTCTTAAATGGATTAGATGATGGATTTATTTACAATAATCCAAGATCAAAATATGGTCTACAATATAGTCATTTATATGCACCAAGAAAATTAAGAGAATCTGTATATGGAAAGGATTCTTTAGGAAAAACATTTTACGAATTTTCAGATCTAAAGAAAGTTAATGGTAGTGAGGTAAATTCAGATAAACATTCACCTATTATTGGATGGGCTTATGATGGGAATCCAATATATGGCCCATATGGATATGAGAAAAAAGATGGAACTGGAAATATAGTACAATTAAAATCCGGGTATTCCACTAAGACGGGAACAAATCTATTAAAAAATAGACCACCATTGAATATTTTTCCCTCAGGATTTTTTATAGAGGATTATGAATTTAAAAATAAAGATAGTGAAAATATTTTAGATGAGTATAATGGAAGATTTTGCATAACTCCAGAATTCCCAAATGGAACTTATGCATATTTCTCAACTTTTGAAGAAACCTCTTCAAATAATTTTTCAAAATATAAACTACCCAAATTTCCGTATATTATAGGAAATAAATTTAGATCAAAACCAAATGATTTTAATTATAAGAGATCATCAAATCAAAATGATATTGATTTAAATAATACAAATTGGATAAGAAATACTAAACCATATAATTTACTTGAGAAGTATTCATCTTATTCATATCTATCTCTGCCCAATTCATTAAATCAAACTATTGATATTAAATCAATTTCTCCTGGTTATGTAGAAACTATTGAAATAATATCTGGGGGAAATAATTATAAAGTAAATGACAATATTATTTTTGATAATGAGGGGACTGGTGGTTTTGGATTATTTTCAAAAGTATCAAGAATAGCAGGTAAAACTATTAACACTATAAGTGTTGCAAGTAGTAGTATTTTTAATACAGAAATTTATAAAAATGGATTTGAAACTATAGTCCAATCTTCTTCTCCACATAATTTATTGAATCAAGACATTGTTTCTATATCTGGATTAAATACAACTTCTTCTCTTTTAAATGGATTTTATAATATTAATGTAAGGTCAAATACTCTTGCAATTTCAAGTCCATCTGGAATTAGCAGCTCTTTAACTACTGGAATAGTAACTTTTATTTCTGTTTTCGGAAATATATCAGCAGTATCTGTAAATGATATCTATAAAGTTGGAGATGAAAAAGTTAAGGTACTCAATATTGATAAAGATTCTTCTAGAATTAGAGTTTTAAGAGGTATTGACAATACTGTAGGTACATCTCACAGTTATACGGATATTTTATATGAGATTCCAAGAAGGTTTTCTATTAATTCTACGATTGATTTACCGCATCCATCCAATAAACAAATATATTTTATCCCCAACGAATCTCTTGGAATTGGAACTGTTTCTGGGGTAGGAATAGGAACTACTATTAAATTTTCAAATCCCGGAGTTGGAATAACTCAAATTTTTATTCCGACAAGATCAATATATTTACCAAATCATAATTTAAATACTGGAGATGAAATAATATATTCATCTAATGGAGGAACTGAAATTTCAATTTCAATTGATGGAATTACTTCATTATCTTTACAGAATGATGAAAGATTGTATGCGGCAAAAATTTCAAACGATTTAATAGGAATATCAACAGTAAAAGTTGGTATTGGTACAACAGGATCTTTCGTTGGAATTGGAAGTACTTTAAGTTCATCAAGATTATTATATTTAACTGGTATAGGAACAGGACTATATCATTCATTTACTACTAACTATCAAACTTTATCCGGAAAAGTTTTAAAAAATATAGTAACAGTTTCAACCGCAGAAACTCATGGATTGACAAATAATGATGTTGTTTATATGAATGTCAATCCTGGTATTTCTACAACATATGTAATTAAATATAACGATTACAACAGAAAATTATTGGTAAATCCAAGAGAATTTGAGTCAACACAAGTTAATATTGATACTGATTTAGTTAATATTCCAAATCATAATTTTAAAAATGGTCAAAAGGTTGTTTATACTCAAACATCATCATTTAATGGTTTAACGAATAATAAAATTTATTATGTTGTTGTATATGATGAGAATAATATCAGATTATCTTCTTCATATTATTCCTCAAAATCTCTATATCCAGAAATTGTAGGTATAACTTCTACTCATGGGGGAATATTATCTCCAATAAATCCTCAAATTAAAGCTTATAAAGATTCAACTATAGTTTTTGATGTTTCAGATCCTACACTTTCATACGTCACAAATTCTGAAATTTATTCAGCATTTAAACTTGATTTTTATCAAGATTCTAACTTTACACAAATTTTCGAGAGTACCAAAAAAGATGATACTTTTGAAGTTAGAAGAGAAGGAATTGTTGGAACATCAAATGCAAAAGTTTATTTAACTATTAATCAAGATATTCCCGAAAAACTATATTATAAATTAAATCCCATTTACAACAGCACTTTACCTAAGGTAAAGCAAGAAATAAATGTAGATAATGAAATAGAATTTAATAATCAAATTGAAGTTGTTTCAAGTAAATATAATGGAAAGCATACTATTGTTAGCATTTCATCCTCTTCATTTACTTACAGTTTACCAGACATTCCTGAAAAAAATTCATATGATTCATCTTCTAGTTTAAGTTATGAAACAACATCTTTGAGTGCTTTTGGACCTATTTCCAAAATTGACATTTCATCAAAAGGTCAAAATTATAAAAATCAACCAAAATTTTTAAATATTTTATCCGAAAGTGGAAGTAATGCTATTTTAGAGTCATTTGGAAAATCAATAGGAAAAATAAAGAAAACGGAAATTAATGATATTGGTTTTGATTTTTCTTCAGATTTTACAGTTAAGCCATCACTTTCTTTACCACAGATTTTAAAAATTGAACCCCTTAATTCCATAGAATCAATAAGAATAGAATTTAATGGTAGAGGTTATTTAGTTCCACCAAAACTGATAGTAATTGATGGATTTACGGAAGATGTTTTATCTGAAGTTGATCTAAAATATTCTCTTGGTGATAATTATGTTACGATATTAAACAATACTTATCGTCTTAATGACGTAGAACCAACCATACTACCATTACAAAATTCAAATGGTGTTCCAATTGATACTATTGAATATGACTCAATTACCAAAGATGTTATAGTAACATTAGCAGTTGGATTTAGTACAGGTAATACATTCCCATTTGTTATTGGTGATGAAGTATTGATTGAAAGCGTAAGTATAGGTGCTGGTTCAACCGGTAAAGGATATAACTCAGAAAATTATAACTATAAGTTATTTACAGTTACTTCAACTGATGAAAATATTGGAGGAATTGGGTCTGTAACTTATAATATGTCAGAATTTTTAGGTGGTGGGGAAGAACCTGGAATTTTTGATGCCTCCAATTCTTCCGCAGCAAGAATTATTCCCAAAAAATATTTCCCAACATTTAAAACCACATTATCTCCAAATAATTTCTTAGAAAAAGAATCTGTTAAGTATGTCGGAGAATCAGATATATTAGGTTTAGTTGAAAATTGGGACGAAAAAACAAAATATTTGAGAGTTTCTTCTAGAAAAACTTTGAAAGAAGGTAAAACAATACAAGGAGTATCTTCAAAGACTCAAGGTATAATAAATTCTTCTTATTCCACGGAAGCATTCTTTGATGTTGGAAGTTATTCAAAAGTTGAAAGTGGGTGGATTACAGATACTGGCATATTAAATACCGAATTGCAAAGAATTCAGGATAGTTTTTATTACCAAAACTTCTCATATTCATTAAGTTCAAGAGTTCCTTACGATACTTGGGATAATGCTGTAGGGTCTTTAAATCACACTGCAGGATTTAAAAAATTTAGTGATTATCAACTAGAATCTTCAAGTTATGCTGGTATAAAAACCGACACGACTAGAAATGTAGATGTGACTGTTGATATTGATGGATTTGGAAGTTTAAATTGCACATATGATTTTGATTTGGCAAGTGAAAACGCTTTATTTGTTGGTCAAAATGTTATATCCGATGAAATAACATTTTCTAGCAGGATACTTACCGATTATTATGAATCAGTAAGTAATAGAGTTTTAACAATTGATGACATTAGCGGACAGTTTAATAGCAATCCAAGGTCAACTCGTTACTCAATTGTCCATAGATTTCCTTTAACTGATGCGAGGGCTCAAAAATATGTTTCTTATGTAAATGATAGGAGATTTACAAAGCAAAGACAAGTGATGATCTTTACTTTACTCCATGATAATGTTGATGGATATCTAAATCAGTATGGAAGAGTAGAAACTGTAAACGAATTGGGTACATTTGATTTTACAATTGAAGGTAATGAAGGATTAATATTATTCTATCCACAAAAATATAGAGTAAATGATTATAATATAACCACACTTTCTTATAACATAAAAGATGATTTTACTGGAATTGGAAGCACTAATCTTGGTGGAATTATTGATTTATATACAAAAACAACTTCATCTTCTTCGTCACAAACAAATATAGTTTCAATAGGAAAAACGTATACTTCTGCAAAAGTATTGCTAGAAATTTCATCAGATGATAATCAGTATCAATTTGACGAATTAAATATTGTCCATGATAATACAAATATAGAATTCATTTCCTATGGACAACTAACAAACCATTCTGTGGATTCTTTTTCAAGTTCTGGATTGGGTACATATTATCCATATTTTTCTGGAGATACTTTAAATATTGATTTTATTCCTAATCCAGGAATTGCTGCTTCTGTAAGTACTATACAGGTAGCAATTTCAGATAATTCTAGAACAGGTATTGGAACTTTTGATTTGAAATATGTTAGGTTGGAAGCAAGAACTACATCAATAGGATCTTCAACTTCTCCAGTATCAACACAAGTTGGAAAGTATCTTAATAGTTATTATGGTTCATATTTTATAGTTCAAATTTCAGATTTAACTAATAACAGATATCAATTATCAGAAGTTGTTGTTGTTGATGATGGTACTAATGCATATTTTACAGAATATGCCAATATAGAAACTTATTCAACACTTGGAGAAATAGGGGCAGCAAAAACCACGGGATATACTGAATTAACTTTTACACCATTACCAAATATTGATGTTGAAGTAAAAGTTCTGTCTCATACATTAACTTCATATGATTCATCAAATTTGCCTACTCAGTATAATAATAACACTTTAACATCTGACTATGGAATTTATTATGGAACAGAAAGAGATGTTAGAAGATCATTTGAACTTAAACATAAAGGGGATCCAATATTCCAGAAATACTTTGATGCTTCCGATTCTAACATAGTAAGTATCGGATCAAGCACTATAAAAATAAAAAATCATTTCCTGACAACTGGAGAAAAAGTTATTTACACACCAGGAGACATCTCTGGAATTTCTTCTGCTATTGGTATTGGAAGTACTTATTTTGGAGTTGGAATAGGGACCACTAATAAATTACCATCTGAGGTATATGTAATTAAAATTGACGAGAATACTATTAAATTGGCAAGAAATGCCGAAGATGCTCTTAGATTAATACCAAAAGCATTAGAAATTACTTCAGTTGGAATTGGTTCTAGTCATTTATTAACCTCAATTAAACAAAATGCAAAATCTTTAATTGCAATAGATAATGTAATTCAATCTCCGGTTGTTGGAACTTCAATTACCTCAAAATTAGTTTCTAATTTAACAATTGAAGAAGATCTTTTATATTCAAGCTCAGTAAATGAATTCTTTATTAACGATTTAATTAAAATTGATGATGAAATAATGAGAGTTGAATCCGTTGGTATTGGAAGTACTAACGCAGTTAGAGTGGTCAGACCTTGGGTTGGAACTGCTCTAAGTGACCATTCATCAAATTCAGTTATTACTAAACTGTATGGAAATTATAATATAGTTGACAATATTTTGAATTTTGTTGATGCTCCATATGGAAATATTCCATTAGGAACATCAACAAATCCCCCAGATGAGCGAGATTGGACTGGTATTTCTACCAGTTCATCATTCCACGGAAGAACATTTATGAGATCTGGTGTTGAAGATTCGTCTAATGAGGCATATTATAAAAATTATATTTTTGACGATATTTCGCATCAATTTACCACGGGAATTGGAAAAACATTCACAATAACAAGTGAAGGATCAAATATTGAAGATATTTCTTCCGAAAATGCAGTAGTATTAATTAATGAAATATTCCAGGAACCGGGACTGAATAATAATTATTCTCTATCAGAGTCCGGTGGAATTATTTCTATTTCTTTTGTGGGATCCGGAACTTCTTTATCTACTGATATTAATACATCGGATTTTCCATCAGGTGGTATTATTGTTTCGGTAGGTTCCACCGAAGGATTTGGATATCAACCTTTAGTATCTGCTGGAGGAACTGCTACTGTATCAATAGCAGGAACTATATCTGCGATTAGTATTGGAAATAGTGGTTCTGGATATAGAACAGCAATCCAAACTCCATCAGGAATAACTCCAGTTACAGTTAGAGTTGGTGTTGCATCAACTACAGTAGGAGTTCCTTCAATTGAATTTATTGGAACCGCATCTGTCAATAATGGAAATATTGTAAGTATTGCCATTACAAATCCAGGAACCGGATACACTTCAACAAATCCTCCTTATGTAGTTATTGATCAACCTCTATCATATTCAGATATTCCATTGATTTATAGTTCTTCGTCTATTGCAGGAATTGGAACTAAAGCAACGGTTGATATAGTAGTAAGTCAAGATTCAAGTGTTATTGACTTTGAAATAAAAAATCTTGGTTATGGGTATAAAGTTGGAGATATTCTTACAGTTCCATTATCTGGAATTGCAGGAATACCCACAGTTTTCAATTCTACTTTAAGTGAGTTTCAAATTACAGTACAAAGTATATTTAATGATAAGTTTTCTGGATGGTCATTAGGAGAATTACAAGTATTAGATAGTATAGAAAATCTATTTGATGGTAGAAGATCTGTTTTTACTTTGAAAAATTCTACGGGTCAAATAGTTTCAATATACGCTAAGAAAGGTTCTCCAATTACTATCCAAGATACTCTTCTTGTATTTGTAAATGATATACTTCAAATTCCGGGAGAAGGATACATTTTCAACGGAGGAAGTAAAATTCAGTTTACAGAGCCCCTTAAGCAGGGAGATACTTGCAAAATATTATTCTATAAAGGAAGTGGAGAGGGAGTTGACGTAATATTCAGAGATGTAATAGAAACTGTAAAACCGGGAGATGATTTGACTCTAGGTTATGACTCTTATATTGGACAACCTTCTTACTTATTAGAAGATCCAAGAGTAGTTACTGATATACTCTCAATAGATACTGTTGAAACTACTCCATACTTTGGTCCCGGAAATACTCCAGATGAAAATCTGAAGAGACCTGTAGTTTGGTGCCGTCAAACTGAAGATACTTTTATAAATGAACTTGATGTCACTAAAGATAGAATGTTATATGAACCACAAATATACCCATCAACTTATCTTATAAAATCTGTTGGTATAGGTTCTTCTGTAATTTTTGTAGAGAGTATAAGACCTTTCTTCAACCCACTAAATGAAAACTATAGTTCTTTAGATTTCCAAAATAAAGTTACTTTTATTTCACAAAATGAAAGAGTATCTGCAAGTGCAACAGCAGTAGTATCTGCTGCAGGAACTATAAGTTCAATTGTAATTTCTGATGGTGGTAGTGGTTATTTGACAGCACCAAAAGTATCAATTCAAAATCCAGTCGGTGTTGGTACAACAAATACTACGGCGGTTTCTTTCATAACTTCCGGAATAGTTACATCAATAGTAATCACTGGTGTAACGACTGGATATTCTTCAGAAAACCCACCAATGGTATTAGTAGAACCTCCTTCATTTGAAATTGAGCAAACCAATGTTAGAACTTATTCTGGGGATTTTGGTATTATTAGTGGAATTAAAACTACTTCTGTAGGAGTTGCTCCAACTGGAATAATATTTGAATTTGCAATTCCAAATGATTCTTATTTGAGGAATAGTTTAGTATCTTCTTTTACAAATGTAAGTGGAATTCAAACTGGTTATTATTTCACTATTTCTAATTCTAATGTTGGAAATGGTGTTACTTCCCTGGATTCTTCTGGAAATATTGTTGGAACCTCAAAGAGTTTCCTTGATGGGGTTTATCAAGTTGCTGCAGTTTCTATTGCACAAACATCCGTGATTGGACTTGGTATTACTGATGTTGCTAGAGTTACTGTTAGCGTATCTGGATACAATGGTTTATCTGGAATTGGTTATAGTTCTTATTATGGAAACTACAGTTGGGGTAGAATTGTTCTCAAATCAAGATCTAAGCAAATAGAATATGATGCTTATACTAATGATGGATACGTTGGAATTTCTACAGGAACAATCTTAAACAGAAGCGTTCCTCTCAAATACTTAAATTACAGTTCATAAATAAATAAAAAACTTAGAAAATGTCAGCAATTATAACTGATCAAATTAGAATTTTAAACGCCAAAAATTTTATTTCTGGCGTTACAACTTCTTCAAATTCGTATTATGTATTTGTAGGATTACCTAACTCTAATGAGGTTAGTGAAGATTGGGATACTTCTCCTCCTTCTCCAAGAGATAGTTTTGACGAGGAGAATGGTTATTGGGATACTATGATTGCTTTAAAAAAAATTAAGTCATCTGATGTTTGTCAGGTAGTTCCAAAGAGAATTTGGGAGTCCGGCAATAAGTATGATTATTATCGCCATGATTATAGCAGATCAAATCTAGCAGGAATTTCAAGCGCAACTAGCTTGTATTCGTCAACATATTATGTAATGAATAGTGATTATAGAGTTTATATTTGCCTCCAAAATGGTACTGATCCGGATAACCAATCCGGCAAACCTTCTTTGGATGAACCAACTTTTGTTGATTTAGAACCAAGAGCTGCTGGAACAAGTGGAGATGGATATATATGGAAATATCTTTACACTATTAAACCAAGTGATGTTGTTAAATTTGAATCAACTGATTTTATGCCAGTTCCTTTAAATTGGGAAACTAGCGTTGAGCACTCTGCAATAAGAAATAATGCAGTTGATGGTTCGATTAAAACAATAATTATTAAAAATAGAGGTGTTGGCGTAGGAGATGCAAATAAAACTTATACAAGGATACCAATCAAAGGAGATGGTACTGGTGCGGAATGTACAATAGTAATAAACAATGATCAACAAGTAGAATCTATTACAGTATCTAATCAAGGTTCTGGATACACTTATGGTAGTGTTGATCTATCTGCGATACCAACAGGATCAACTCAACCATCATTTGATGTAATAATTTCACCTAAAGGTGGACACGGATATGACATTTATAGAGAACTTGGTGCATATCACGTATTACTTTATTCTAGGTTAGAAAATGACGTAGAAAATCCAGATTTTATAACGGGAAATCAAATTTCCAGAATAGGAATAGTAGAAAATCCAAAGGCATACGAATCTTCGCAGATACTGAATATTGATAAGGCAAGTGCTGCATATGCAATAAGATTAACAGGAGCAGGATATAGTTCTGCATCTTTTTCTCCCGATTCTCTGATTACGCAAACAATAGGAACAGGAATAACCGCTTCCGGTAAAGTAATTAGTTATGATTCAAATACTGGAGTTTTAAAATATTGGCAGGATAGATCTTTGGCAGGATTTAACACAGTAGGAGTTGCAATAACTAATCCTCAATTTGGATATGATTTGATAGAATTTACTTCAACCCCGTCTACTGGTGGTAGTTTAGTAATTACAGGGAATACCGGTGCAACATTATCAATAAGTACTTCATTTTCAGGTATATCCACAGTAATAAATAATAGAACATACTACCTTGGACAATGTTGCACCGG